TTACTTGTGTATCCGCATCATCCATTCTGGTAATGGCATCATAAATAATTGTGTCTGTACTATTTTCTGGAATAGGCCATATTTTTAAATTAGGTGTTAACTGTCTATCTAAAAAATATTGTGTGGGTCTTCCTTGTGTTGTTTTAGTAGGAATAGCTAAAAAAGCATCTCTACTTATCCTTTGCATGGTTAAATCTGTACCACTTCTTCTTACAACCGCAGAGAGTACATCAATAACATCTGTACCCAAATCATATTCACCATCAGCCAAAGTTAGACTTAACGTTCTTTGTTTGATTGTCCATTGATTTAAACCTCTGTTCGCCCATTCTGCTAATAAAAGATTTAAGGATCTTTTGGCACTTTTTAAATCATACCCTGTCCGAACCTCTATACCACAACGTTCATAAGCTTCTTCGATATATTCTGCTACATCTAATTCAAAATCTTTGCTTCCAGAAACTGCCATTACTTACCAGCTTTCTTTTTTACCTTCTTCTTTTTCTTCTTTAAAGGAGGTTTTGATATTTGTTTCTTCATCTGTAATCTTGAAATCACCATAAGAGTTTTTCCTTTGTATAAAATCTTCCCACAGAGGTGTTAGCATTTCATGGTTTGCGCTTACTTGGACAGCCATAACTTCTGTTCTTTTATCTACAGAAATTAAAGTTGCGACTATCCAAGCAATCGCACCAAAACTACACGATATTGTTACACCTACAATAATCTCTTTTGTCATGATCAATAGTTCTTACGCATGGCTAAGATAACAGTGTATGTATCTGTATTATCGTGACCAACTGTTGTAAACTGAATATCTCCAGTTTTACCACTACCAGCATTATTTGGTAATCCACCAAAACTTCTATAATCGTGATGTCCACTTTGATTTTCACCAAGTTGTATAGCTAAAACGTCAGAAGTAGCATCAAAAAAGATACTTACTTTCATTCCAGTACACTGCCACCAGATTTGTTGAATAGAAACTCCAGTACAAGTTGCTCCATCCGTGCCTTTTGATAATGCACTAACATCAACTTTAGTAACGGCACTCTCTCCAGTGCCATCACTGATATTAGTAAATTTCATCACGACTTCTTTGGGACCATCTAGGATTGTTTGACTTGCAACTGCATCAGCCATATTTTTCTCCTATTAATTAAGCTTCATACCCAAAAAGTTCTATGAGTAACTTTCCTGCTGTGTAATCGGCATTTGTTGTAGCACCAAGAGTTAGATATAAAAACTCATCTGCTGCTGGTACGGCTGAAAATGTGACAACAGTACCTAGTGCAAGATCTCCTGAGTTTACTAGTAGAGTTTCTGTTAAATCAGAAATCGCTCCATCTTCAACACCAGTTCCCTCTGTAGCAGAGTGTACGTTGATATCTGGATCACCACCCGTAGGAGCTTCAAAACAAGTCATTCTACCCGCAAGTATTGTACCATTTCTAGCTGCAGTGATCTGTCCTATGTGACATACGTTAGATGTTCCATCTACACCGATAATATCACCATTTGCTGTTGATCTAAGACCTGTTAAATCAATAAGAATACTAGTCTTGATGATACCACCTTCTCTAATTACAGAGCTTCTGTAAATGGTTCCAGTTCCACCAGTAATACCAGTTCCGGCTTCAGTAGCCATTGTATTAGCATCTAAAGAAGTAAATCCCGCAGAACTAATAGACATTTGTGTGGTTTCAGTACCCGTTGATGCTGCTGTAGCTATTGAACTATAACCACCTTCAGAACGTAAAGTACCTTTAAAAGTTGTATTTGCCATTTATTTTCTCCTGTCTTTAAACGTCAGTTACACAATGTAACTGTCAGGCATTAACAGTATAGGATAGTTTCTAAAAAAAATAAAGGGGCGATTATTCGCCCCTTAAAGTTGGAGGCGATTACTCGCCCCTTGGAGTTGGAGGTAAATTATGAATTACTAATTATGCCCCAGGTGAACCGAAAACGCAACGAGGATCTGAAAAACCAAAAGAATATCTTTCTCTGGCTTTATATCTCATGTTTCCAGTATCAAAATCAGCTTCCATTTGTGTAGCTAATGGAACTCTTTCAAAATGTAAGAAACCTCTAGGAGTATCTGTCATAATGAAAAAAGCATCTGTGTCTGTTAAAAAGTCATTAACAGCATAGCCTTCTGGAAGCATTCCCATGGAACGTATAGCATTCACATCGTTGTCTGCTGTTCCTGATCGTAGTGTGGAACTCATTAATCTTTCCGCAACAAATTGTAACTGTCTTGGAATAATTAATTTTGTACCACGAAGAGCTACTTTCATTCCACGCTCATCAACAAAACCTGCAATGTTAATTAAAGAATCTTCAAGAGAAGTTTCGTTAAGATCTGCTGCAGTTGATGGTTCGTTAGCAAACGTACCACCACTTGTTAGTGGGTGATCGGTAGCACACAATGCTTTTCCATCACCACCGGCTGAAGCACCTGCGGTAAAAGCATTATTTAAGACAGCAGCTGCCTTAACTTGTTTTGTGTGTGCCATGGAGCGAGCTAATGCTCTTGTGTATCTTGAAGATAGTCTATCATAGAGATTATCTTCCACTGCTTCTTCTGTAATAGAGAAAGCAAGTGCGATAGTCTCATGATTATATCTTGCTGTAAATGCTTCGTTAGCATCGTCAAAAGATACAGCGGAACCTTCCGACTTAGTCGGTGCTGCTCCAAAACCAGAAAGCATTACTTCTTCTTCAAAGGAACGATCCGATGTTTCAGTTGTAAAAATTTCTGCGTGTTGATTTTCATACCTAGCGTACTCCATGCCAAATAAGGCATTAAGACCAGGCTCTAGTTCTTTAGCTAATTGCGCTCTTGATATAGCCATTATTTAGTCTCCTATACGCCTGTCGTAGAAACAGTTCCACCAGCAATAGCACCATTCGGTGAATTGAAGTGGTTGTTTAAACGAACAATTAAAGGGATACCAGCTGCACTAAAATCAGCATTTTCTGGATCATCTTGCCAACCCATAATACGTAAATTTAACGTATTAGTAGTATTTACTGTGCTTACTGCTAGTGTAGCACTTGAAATACCAGTGGTTGTTGAACCAGAAGTTCCTGAAGCGAAGTTGGCGTTTGCAAACCTGTGAGCTAAAGCAGTAGCTTTATTTGTCAAAGATGCGTCTGATGCAATTACATATAACTGCATGGGATCATCATGAACAAAAGCTTTCACAGGAAAGTTTGAATCTGCACCTGAACCAGGCCAGTAGTTTGAAAACACAGTTTCTCCAGTAGTTGAGGAAACATACTCACAACCAGCAAAAGCACCTAACAGACCCACAGTTCCACCTGCTGCCGCACCTACAATGTCAATAAAACCTGTAGATAAAGGGATAACAGGTGATCCTTGATAGATCACATTAGAGTTACCATTTGCAATTTCGTAGAGAGTATAACCAGACATACCAGTAGAATTCGTGTTTTGTCCTAGCTTACCGATAGGACGTAACCCGAAGGCTCCATTTATGTTTGCCATTTTTATCTCCTATAGCAAAAATTACAATTACTTGGAGTCATCCTTAGAACGACCACCAAATGTTACACGACTTTGCCGACTATTCTCAATCGGCATTGAAGGATGTTGTTCCTTCATTAAGTCCTGATCTACAGCTTTCATTTGGTCACGGGTACGATCCCGGTAATATGCGTTTCTCTCTTCTGCTGTTTCTTCAGGTATTCTGGCAAGCATAAGCCCACCATTTCCAATGACTCCTGCGTGTTTCCCATCTTCGATGGTAGCGAAGTCTTCGTTAGGATATTCATCACTTCGGACAGCTTCCCAACCTTCACGCAATTTTGAATGAACGTTGATTGAATCGTCCTCACCCCTAAGTTGAGTTCTTATCCAACGATGCCTATACCCTTCTTTGGGTGCAGGAGCTTCTAATCTGCTTGGTGGGGCCCAAGGTTTTCTTCTAGTAGTTTTTTCACGACTCTGTAATGACCGTTCTGTTCTATCTGCCATAATAATCCTCAATCTTTGACATATTTTGCATATTCTTCAAGAGGAACACCAAGTTTCTTCGCTATAGCAATTTGCGAAGGAGATAGCTTGACGGTCCTGCGCCCGGTATTTTTTGTGCGGGATGCGGAAGTATCAGCCGATGCGACTCTGGTGCTTCCCCCGTTTTTAGGAACTGAGTTCTTAAACTTGTGTGGGAACTCTGCTCTCATTCTTGAATCAATCTCATTATAATACTCATCGCTCTTCGCGTCAAACCCTTCTTCTTCGGTTAATTTTCTGTGAAGACCAAAGGCCGCATAGGTCATGATTTCATCTTGACCAAACCATTCATTTTTTTCAGCCCAATTTTTGGCTTTTTCATCTGGTTGAGGTTGAGGTTGAGGTTGAGGTTGAGGTTGAGATTGTTGTGGCTGTTGTTGTGGTGCTTTTTGCACCTCCACTTTGTTCTGTTCTTGTCTTTGTTTAGCTAACCTATAACGTTCTTGTTCAACAGTTATTTTAGCTAAAGCTTGTTGTGCTTCAAATTCCTTCTCTGAATCGCCAGCATCTCTGGCTTCTTTAAATAATTGTTTAGCAGAAGAAAGCTGAGATTCTAACCTAGTTCCGTATTCATTAAGATAGCCTGTATCTAAATTAGCTAATCTTTTCTTCAGATCATCATTTTCTGCTTTTACAGTAGCAGCAAAACGTGTAGCTTCTTCTCTTTCTCTCTCTTCGTTACGATATTTTTCTGTAAGAGTTTTTATTCGTTTTTGAACTCTCTTACTATAATCATCTAACTCTTCTTCTTTATCTTCTGGTTTCTCTTCTGAAACCACCACTTCAGGCGCAGAGGTAGCATTATCTTTTGTATTTGAATCCACAGAAGGATTCTCCTCAACTTTAATTTCAACCTCTTGTTCCTCTTCAACTTCTACTTTTTGTTCCATAATATATCCTTAAACGTGTTTAATATCATCTGGCTCTAAAATTTTAGCGATTACTTCGTCATCATTTATGATACGAACCTCACCACCATCAATTCTAAACCTAGATCCAGCATATCTTCCTATACAAATCCATTCTCCTTCTGAACACCAAGGACTTGGATCATCTCCAAATTTATTTGGATCTTTATAAGCTAAAGGGCCAATCTTTAAAACATAAGCCACAACAGTAGCTAATGCCTCTCTTTCCCTAATTTGATCGGGAATATGTAACCCTTTTTCTGTTGTAGCCTTACCTTGATAAGGCATAACTAACAACCTCCACCCTGTAGGTTGAGGAAGTCTATCTACCAAAGATTTATCTAATAAGCTAGGATCTAAAACTTTGTTTTTAGGATCTACGTATGCGCTGTCTAAATCAACGTTGTTTTTCTTTTCTTTGTTTATTTTTTGCGCCACATGATCAGGAACGTAAAGTGTCTTCGTCATAGTCTGCGTTGTTCTCCAGCAAGGACTTGATTTCTTCTTTAGCGAAAGAGAGTCCTTGTGCCTCTCCCACTAATTGACGGTACTGCTCTTGATTCTGTACACCGCCACTTATTAACACCATTGAGATATCTTGCTCACGCTGTTCTATCTTCTTATATAGGTATTTTGCAAAATTTACAACATCCATTTAACAGTTCCAAGCTCTCAATGACTTATTTATCCTACTATTTGGATCTCTAGCCGTTTTCTTGGACGTTAATTTCTTCTTCATACCCTTCATTCTAGCGCAGAAAGACTTCCTTCTAGCGGCATCTTTCTTTGTCTTAGGCTTGGGTGCGGGTGGCTTTAATTTGCCACCAGTAGCTCGATTATAAGAAGCTCTGCCCTTTGCGTTTAAACCACCTTTAGGGTTCTTTCCTTCTTTTCTTTGCCAAGCAGGACTTCTTTTTCTAGCCATTTATCCCAAGAACGGTTTTTGGTTTGTTTTTACAATAACCGCTCCTCCATTTTTAAAACCTTTTGATCCATAGTTTATCATACCACCTCTGTTTTTTCGAGAAGGACCCATTCCACCTCTAGGAATCGGGCTTGGATTAGGTGATCTACCCATTCCACCTCTAGGCTTTTTTACGTATTTTCCTAAGTCAGAATTATATACATAGTTAGTAACAATTTCATCTAAAGCTCGAGTATAAGAATCTATTCCATCTTTGTCTTTTGATAAATACTCTGGATTAAAATCACCAGTTTTTACTTGGTTTTTTTCTTTTTTAAGTCTATTAAATAGACTTTTATGATCCTCTGACTTATTTAATATTTTTAATAATCTATTTAATTCAGATTCTTTAGTAAATTTCTCTGCCATTACTGTATCTCCTATCCTATATGCGGTTTTTGATTTGTTTTTACAATAACCGCTCCTCCATTTTTAAAACCAGTGTTTGAGTAACCCATTTTATTCACAACCTCTGGTGCTTCTTTCGCAAGTTTAGCTAGTCCAGGATTTTTTTCTGCATCTATTTTTTTCATGATTCATTCTCCTCTTGTGCATATAGATTATCAAAAGTTATTCTTGGGTCAAGGTAGCTATTGTGTATTTCAGCAGCATGAAGGTGTTGACTTGGTTTAAAATCTGGCGCACCCTCTCCTGTTTCCCATAAAGCAGGACTTGTAGCTCTTACTCGATTATTAGGTAGAGCAACTATATTTCCTGTCCATTCTCCTGCATCTGTAAGTTGTAGTACATGACTTTGTTTGTGTTGAGCTGCATCATCTGCTATGTCACTGTCTGTATAGTCTACTGTAAACAAATACTTTCCTTGATAAAACTCTCCATCTATCTTACACATCCAAGGACTAGAACTTACTCTATCCATTTTTATAACAGAATGATGACGAGAACTACAATCCCAAGGTTGTACCAAGTGTGTTTCCATCAAAGTAGGCCATTCTTGTAGTGGTATATCTGCCACTAGTGCTGTAATAGGCATTCTCGCCCACATAGCACCACCATGAACAGTATCCTCTGGTTCTCCATCCGGTTCACAACCAGTGAACACAATTTGAAAACTCAAACACCTATCTGGTATAGTATTTACTGCAATAGCGAGACCGTGGAGAAACTCCCCATGGTATCTCTGATGATTACAAGTAAATTCCTTTCTTACCCAACATTTAAAATGAGGGATGTTACTAATTAAATAAGACATTAAGATTTCTTAATTGTATATCCCATTTTATTAGCCATAGCTCTGAGTTGTGCCACTGTCATTTTTTTGGCTCCACCCATGCTACCACCTTTGGTTTTGACTCTACCACCATTGCGAAAGCCTTTAGACATAACTTTACCGCCACCACGATAACCTTTAGTCATGACCTTACCGCCATTACGCATACCTTTAGTTTTCATTTTTCCCATCATGATTTTTTTCTCCTTCTAACTGGTTTGACTCTTCTGGGTTTTCCTGCAGGTTGTCCGAGCTTATTTTTTTGTCGGATTCTGGATCTTTTCTCACTTGCTGTAAGTTCTGATGCTGTTTTGGGAGTTTTAGAACTGATTCTCTTAGAGGGGCGACAATATGGAGTACCCCGTTTTTCACCCTTGCCACGGCCACACGCCTTCCCCGTTTTGACATCTTTCCAATCTTCCTTAAACCAACGTTTTAAAGCTAACCCTTCTTTTGTTTTTCGTACAGCCATTAAAAAGTTCTCGTTCTCTTACGTTTAGCACTGTCCACAACGCCACAACCTGCGGCTACTATACCACCCGGTTTAAAACCTTTAGGTGGTAATCTTTTTGGATTATCAATTGCAGCTATTATACCACCCTCTGCTTTTTTAACAACTTTCTTCTTTTTCTTTTTCTTTTTACCACCAGTACCATAATTTGCTGCGCCTACTTTTCGACACTTAGCTATAGCTCCACTAGCATAAGCACTAGGAAAAACTTTATATCTGGCTTTTACTTTATGATAACAAGCGTCTTTTGGCATATCGTTCACTCACTTTCTAAAATTTACTTAGTTAATCCTTTTTGTTTTTCATAGGTTCTTAATGAACCGATTCCGAGCATACCACCGAGGACAGTAAGAAGTGTACCCATCTCAAAACTAGGCAAATCGGGTATGTCCATACCAATCAAAGCCACTATAAAAATAATAACTGGCTGAAGAATAAAATGATAGCAAAAAGCAACCCCACAGACCCAACCAACGAAAGGACGCCAGCCACCTTTAAACAAACTTCCGCTCGCAGCCTCTGCTGCATTAACTTTAATTTGAGCGAGGGCCAGGTCTTGAGCGTGTTTTTCTGACATGGTTGCAATCTCATGAGAAAGTTTTCTCTTTAGATCTTGGTCAGGTATCGCTTTGTCTAGTATTTTAGATACTGGTTGTATAAGATTATCTAATAGCCCCATTATTCAGATATTTCCCTAAATAGCTCCTGTATTTTTGTGTCAATGCTTTCCGCACCTTCTTTAGCATTGCCATCTTCATCATACTCTTCCCGTTCAATACGCTCCATTTCTTCAAACAACATATCTTTAGCCACACTCATTTTATTCTCCTCATTTTGTTAGTTGATAAAAAATAAACTCATTCAAACATCGCCCTAATTTTACTCGCACTATCTAGTTTATGTATTTTTTTATTTCTATCATATATTTTTTTAGACTCAACCACTTGTGGTGGTTTTCTATTTTGAAGCATTGCTTTTGCAATAGGATTAACTCTAATAATTTTTGGTTTTATCATCTTTTTCTCCTAGTTTTTGAATGCGGCTTTTTATATCTAGTTCTTTGATCTTTTTCTATTTTTGATAAGGTTCTTGCTTGTCTTGCGTGTGTCTTGGACGCTTTCTTTAAACCACCAATTACTTTTTTAAGTTTTTTAGTATAGTGTGGCATAATTATCGATCTCCCTTTGCTTGAACAGAAACATCATTATTTCTTTTACTGTAAGCAGTAGCTCCCATAAATACAGAGACAACGGCTGCTTGTGAAACAAAAAAAGTATTTAAAAATCCACTGAACATATTAATTCTATCTGTTTCAATAAAAGGTGTCATCAAAATTCCAACAAAGATAACCATCGAACCCATAGCAACCCACGCCATGTACCTTTGTTGATCTTGCATCTTATCTAAATTCTCATGAATCTCTCTACGATGCTCTAACTCTTCCATTTTTTGAGCCATGGCTATCTCACCATCTGTGATTTCACCATCGTTGTCTATATCTACGTACTCCCACGCACTACCTTTTTGTAACTTCTTTTGTGTCATTTATGAAAATTCCATCCTGGTTCTATAAAAAACGTTTCTACCCACGCTAAAAGAATAATTCCTATTAGTATAGCTAATTTTACTATGCCGTGTCTAGGGTTCATTAAAGATATGTCCATAGCACATATGCAGCACCAAAAGCGGAACCCACTACTATTAAACCAATAAAAAACATAGCAGCTAATTCCATAAACTCTTCTTGTTGTTGTTTTTTAACTTTTATTCTTTCTTTTTCTGCAGCTTTAGCAGCTTCTATTCGTTTTGCTCTTTCTGTAATAATTGTTTGCCAAGTGCCATGACCAAAACGCTGATCTACCAAAACAGATATATTATACATCTCTTCAGCAGCTAGTTTAGCATCAATAATCTCATTAGCTACATTCTTAACGCCAAATTGTTCTGCAATAGACATTCCATCTTTTTTGCTTCTTTTTTTATCTAACTGGTTCTTACCTTCAAACAAATCATCTATTTGTTGAGCAATATCAGAAATATCTTTAGCAGTGGCTATATTATCTTTAATGAATGCCACACTCTGTTTGACAAGTTGAATACCAGTTACAATATCTCCAAGCACCATGGGAATACCAAAAAGTTTAAATTGTTAATTAAAGCGTGGATTAACCACGTTGTTGCATGGCCTGACGTTGAACGTCAATTCTTTCTCTGTTCACATCTGCCCTGTCTTCAGCAATTTCTTCCTGAAGTTCAATTCTTGCAGCATCCGTCATGGCTTGCTGTTGCATTCTTGTTCGATCAAGATCAAGTCTCTCTTGATCGTTCATAGCTCTTCTCTCTGCTTCAGCAGCTTTAATTTGAAGCTCTTGCTTTCTAATTTCAACAAGAGGATCTTGCTGTTGACCAGGAGGAGGTGCGAGGTTAGCCATTAACTCTTGTACTAACTGTGCCTCGATTTGCGCCACCCTAGCTTCCATTTGTTGAGGTGACATCATTTGTGCTTGTTGTATCTGTGCTTGCGCCATCATAGGATCCATAGCTCCAGATTGAGCTAACATTTGTGCTTGTTGCGCTTGCATCTGCATTTCTTGCATTTCCATTTGTGCTATGTTTCTAGCTTTCAGTGATACGTGTTCTAATAAATGTGAATAAAAAATACTAAGTGCTTGTGGTGATGTTTGAACCAACATGGACTTTGCCAACGCCAAATGAACAATT